ACCAAGCTCATACGCCCGCGAAATGGCCCGAAAAGCCAACTTACCATAACGATAGATAGACATAATGGCAGGAAGACGACCGAAACCGACGGCAGTCAAGGATTTGCAGGGGAACCCCGGCCACCGGCCGCTGAACGGCAGCGAGCCGCAGCCGGCGCCCTCGATGGCACGCGCACCGCGCGGTTTGGGGCTGGAGGGGTCGCGTTTCTGGCACAAGTACGCGCCGGCGCTGGCTGCGTTGGGCGTGTTGACGCAGGTGGACGAACCGGCGCTGGAGATGGCCGCCGAGCACTACGAGGTGGCGATCCGGGCGGCGCACCAGTTGCATGATGAGGATCTGACCGTCGAGGGGCGGGACGGCCTGAAGAAAAACCCGCTGACGCAAATCCTGCGGGACAACTCGACGGCGCTGCGGAGCTGGCTGACCGAGTTCGGCATGACGCCGGCCTCCCGCTCGAAGATCCATGCGCCGACGGAGGAACAACCTTCCCTGGCCGATGAACTGTTTCGCATGGCTGCGGAGCGCGCGCAGGTTCAGGAGGATGATCCCCTGCGGGAGTTTGAGTGATGGCGGCCCGGCATCCGGTGGTGGCGTATTGCCGGGGCGTGTTGGATGGCACCGTGCCCGCCTCGCAGATGATCCGGGCCGCGGTGCAACGGCATCTGGACGATCTCCAGGACGGCCGGGCACGCGGATTGCACTTTGACAGGCAGGCAGCCGAGTACGCGGCGCAGTTTTTCGGGCTGCTGAAACATAGCAAGGGCGAATGGGCGGGCAAGGCGTTCGAGCTGGCGCCCTGGCAGCAGTTCATCGTGTGGTCGCTGTTCGGGTGGAAACGGGCCGATGGGTTGCGCCGCTTCCGCACGGCGTTCGTGATGGTTCCGCGTAAGAACGGCAAGAGCACCATATCCGCCGGCCTGGGTTTGTACCTGCTGACCGTGGACGGCGAGCCGGGGGCGGAAATCTATAGCGCCGCAACCAAGCGCGACCAGGCCAAGATCACATGGGATGAGGCGGTCAGGATGAGCCGGGCATCGCCGGCGCTGGCGAGCATGGTAGAACACTGGCGCAGCTCGGACACGCTGAGCGTGTCGGCCACGGCGAGCAAGTTTCAACCGTTGGGCGCCGACGCCGATACGATGGACGGCCTGAACATCCACGGGGCGATCATCGACGAGCTGCACGCCCATCGCACCAGCGCCGTGGTGGATGTGCTGGATACGGCGACCGGCGCCCGGCGGCAGCCGCTCACGTTCGAGATCACGACGGCGGGCTTCGACCGGGAGAGCATCTGCTACCAGCACTACCAGTATAGCCGGGATGTGCTGCGGGGGACGGTCAGAGACGACGCCTGGTTCGCCTACATCGCGGAGATCGACGATGGCGACGACTGGCAGGATGAACGCACCTGGGCGAAGGCCAACCCGAACCTGGGCGTGTCGGTCAAGCTGGATGACCTCCAGCGCAAGGCCGAAAAAGCCCGGCACATGCCGGCGGCGCAAAACGGATTTCGCCGCTTGCACCTGAACGAGTGGACGCAGCAAAGTGACCGCTGGATCGATCTTGATTTGTGGGACGCCAATTTCACCCGTGGGGTGAAAGCGGAGGATTTGGCGGGGCGGGCCGGTTACGGCGGCCTCGACCTATCGGCGGTCAGTGACCTGTCGGCCTGGGTGGTGGCGTTTCCGAGAGATGACGGCAGCGGCGTGCTGGATTTGTGGTGCCGGTTCTGGTGCCCGGAGGCGCGGGTGCTGGATCGCGATAACCGCTACGCCGAACAGTATCAGGCGTGGGCGCGGGCGGGCTTCCTGGAGACGACGCCGGGCGATGCCATCGACTATCAGTATATCAAGGCCAAAATCCTGGAGGATGCGAGCCGGTTCCGCATCGTGGATCTGAACGTAGACCGGCTGTTCCAGGGCTATGGCCTGAGCATCGAACTCGCCGACGAGGGGCTGAACGTGATCGGGATGGGGCAGGGGTTTTTGAGCATGGCGGCCCCGATGAAGACGTTCGAGCGGCTGCTGCTGAGCAAGCAACTGAATCACGGCAATCATCCGGTGCTGCGCTGGATGGCGGGCAACGTGGCGGTGCGCCAGGACCCGGCAGGCAACCTGAAGCCGGACAAGGCGCAATCACAGGGCCGGATTGACGGCATCGTGGCGACGGCGATGGCGTTGGATCGCTGGGAGCGCAACGAGAACGGGCCGTCAGTGTACGAGGAGCGGGGGATCATCTCGCTGTGAAGAAAATCACGCTTTCCGACGTGTTGATCGTCCTGGGGCTGGCGCTGCTGGCCGGGGGGATCGCAGCGTTTGATTGGCGGCTGGCGTTGATCGTCTGCGGGGCGCTGCTGCTGGCCGGCGGCGTGGCAGGGATGGTGAGGGGCGCATGAGCTGGATCGGGCAGGCGCTTGGCGTGCGGGCGGCGCGCAGTGACGATGAACAGCGGGCGAGCAGTCTGCCGGTGTCGCAGGAGACGCTGGCGGCGATGCTGGCCGGCGGCGATGGGGCGAGCACTGTCACGGGCCGCTGGCTAACGCCCGAGGGTGCGCTGTCGCAGGTGACGCTCCTCTCCTGTGTGCGCCTGCTGTCTGAGCAAATGAGCACGTTGCCCTGGGCGGCGTTCCGGGGATCCGACCAGGAGGGCTGGTCGCCGGCCACCGATTCGCCCGTGTATACCCTGCTCCACGATATGCCGAACCCGGAGCTAACTCCGGCTGAAATGAAGATGCTCACGGGGGTCGCGCTGTGTTTGTGGGGCAACGCCTATTTCGAGATCGAATACGACGGCGCGGGGCGCCGCCGGGCAGCCTGGCCGTTGCCGGCGAATCGGGTCGAGGTGATCCCGCCAACGAACAGCTACCAGGGGCAGCGGGAATACATTGTGACGCTGCCCAACGGCGAACGCCGGGGGCTGAGCCGCTGGCAGATGTGGCATATCCGGGGTTGGGGCACCGATCCGTGGCTCGGCAAAAGCCCCGTTGCGCTGATGCGTGAGAGCATCGCGCGGGCGCTGGCGATCGAGGAATACGGCGGACGTTTTTTCGGCAACGACAGCCGGCCGGGCGGTCTGCTGAAGCACCCCGGTAAACTCACCGAAACCTCAGCCAAACGCCTCAAAGATTCTTGGGAGAGCGCACACCGAGGGTTGGACAATGCGCATCGGGTGGCCGTCCTAGAGGAGGGCATGGAGTGGCAGCAGACCGGGGTGCCGCCGCAGGATGCGCAGTTCATCCAGGCCATGCAGTTCACCGAAGAACAGATGTGCCAGATTTATCGGGTGCCGCCGCACATGATCGGGATCGTCAGCAAAAGCACGTCCTGGGGGACCGGGATCGAGCAGCAATCCATCGGGTTTGTGACCTACTCGCTGCTGCCGTACCTGGAATTTATGAGCCAAGCGGCGCGGCGGGATCTGATGACGCCGGCCGAGCGCAAGGCACTGAAACTGCGCTTCCGGGTGGCGGCATTGTTGCGGGGCGATACGGCGGCCCAGAATGCGTCATTTACGGCCGGGCGGAATGGCGGCTGGTTCAGCGTCAACGAGATCCGGGAGATGATGGAGATGAACCCGGTGGAGGGTGGCGACACCTATCTCCAACCGCTGAATATGGCGCCGCTGGGCAGCGAACCGGATTCCCCAAACGGGAATACCGATGCGAGCGATAGTTCCCAAAATGGGAATGCCGAGGATGGGCAAGATGAGCAAACGACGGGAGACTGAGCGGCGCTTCCTGAGCGCGGACATCGCCCTGGTGGAGGTACGGGCCGGGGCCGATGGGCAGCCAACGGAGTTAGCCGGGTATGCCGCGGTGTTCAACCAGTGGACGACGATCCAGGATTGGTGGGGCGAAGCCTGGCTGGAGTGCGTGGCGCCGGGCGCCTATGCCAAAACCATCGGGGAGGCGGACATCCGGGCGCTGTTCAATCACGATCCGAACATCGTTCTGGGGCGCAACCGGGCGGGCACGCTGGAACTGACGGAGGATGGCACCGGGCTGCGCAACGTGATCCGCCCGCCGGATAACGCCTGGGGCCGGCCGGTGCTGGACGCGGTGCAACGGGGCGACGTGACCGGGCAGTCGATCAAATTTCAGGTGGTTCAGGAAAAATGGGAGCGTCCCCAGAAACGGGGCGACCTGGCGAAACGGACGATCATCGAGGCGCGGCTGTTCGACGTGGGGCCGGTGACATTCCCGGCGTTTGAGCAGACGAGCGTGAGCGCCCGGTTCGATGACCCGCAGCACGGCGAGCGGGACGGGAATATGGGCGTGATCGGACAAGCGTTTCGGCTGATCCGGTTGGCTGAGCACGGGTATCCGTTGGCCGCGGATGAACGGCAGGCGATCGGGGCGGCTATGACGATTTTGCGGGCCTGGGCGGCCGAGCCGGTCGGCGGCAATCATGCCGGCCACTCGGACGGGCAGGGCGACGAGCCGGGGCGGGGCGACCGAGGGGTCGCACAGTTGCGCTACCACTCGCCGGCGACGCGGGCGCGCATATTGGAACTACTGAGCAAACAATTGGAGGTGTGAGATGACGAGCATCGAATTGCGCCAGAAGCGGGCGAATTTGTGGGAGCAGGCGAAGGCGCTGCACGCTCGCCCGGAGGCGGAGAAGCGCGAATGGGGCGCCGAGGATGAAACCCAGTGGACGGCGCTGATGGGCGAGATCGACAAGCTCGGCCGGCAGATCGAACGGCAGGAGCAGATCGAGGCGGCTGAGCGCACGGCGCTGGCGCAACGGACGGCGGAACAGCCGGATGAGCGCAGCGAGCAGGCGCCGGACGAACGGCGGGCGGCCTGGCGGGGGTTCCTGCGCAACGGGCGCGAGGGGCTGACCCGCGAGGAACAGCGTGCGCTGAGCGTGGGCACCGACACCGCGGGCGGCTTCCTGGTGGCGCCGCAGTATTTCGTGCGCAACATGATCCAGGCGGTGGACAACCAGGTGTTCATCCGGCAATGGGCGACTCGCTTCATGAACGAGACGGCGGACAGCCTGGGCGCGCCGAGCCTGGACACCGATGTGGCGGATCCGACGTGGACGAGCGAACTGCTCATCGGCTCGGAGGACAGCAGCCTGGCGTTCGGGCGGCGCGAGTTGAAACCCAACCCGCTCGCCAAATACATCAAGCTGAGCAACAAGCTGATCCGGCAGATGGCGGACATCGAGACGCTGGTGCAGACCCGGCTCGCCTACAAAAACGCGGTCGCGCAGGAGAACAACTTCCTCAACGGCGACGGCGTGGGGCGGCCGTTGGGCGTGATGGTCGCCAGCAACATGGGCATTTCGACCAGCCGGGACGTTTCGACGGACATGGCTGCGACAGAGATGACCGCCGATGGGCTGATCAATGTGAAGTACACGCTGAAGGCGGCCTACTGGCCGAAGGCCAAGTGGTTGTTCCACCGGGACGGGATCAAGCAGATCGCCAAGCTGAAGGACGGCGGGGGCGTCTACATCTGGTCGCCCGGCCTGACGGTCGGGGAACCGGACCGGCTGCTGGGGTTCCCGTACTACGCCAGCGAGTACATGCCGAACACGTTCACCACGGGCCTGTACGTCGGCATCCTGGGCGATTTCAGCTACTACTGGATCGCCGATGCGCTCGACATGCAGTTGCAGCGGTTGGTGGAACTGTTCGCGGCGACGAACCAGGTGGCGTACATCAGCCGCCTGGAATGCGACGGGATGCCGGTGCTGGCCGAGGCGTTCGTGCGCGTGAAGTTGGCGTAGCACGGGGGCTAGGGAGTAGGGATTGGGGGGCGGGCGGACCCCGCCCCTACGGAGGTAACGATGAACCAGATCGATAAGAACGTCTACGTGCTGAAGGCAAACAGCTTCCTGACGGCCCTCTCCGATGGGGACTACCTGCCGGCGTCCGGCTCGTTCGTGGATATGGCGGGCCTGGACAAGCTAGTTTTCCTGGTCGGCATGGGAACCCTGGACACGGAGACGACATTCGCCGTGTACCAGGATACGAGTGCGACCGCCACCGGCTCGATCAAGGCGGTTTCGGACGCGTCGCAGGTAGTGGCCGCCACGGACGACAACAAGTGGCTGACGATCACGGTGCGCGCCGATGCGTTGGACCGGACGAACAGTTTCCGCTATGTGACGCTGAAGGCCAGCGGGCCGGCGGGCGGGAACGACTACGCCTGCGTGTTCGCCCTGGGTTTCGGATCGAAGAAACTGCCGGTGACGCAGCCGGCAAACTACGCCTACGCGGTGTAGGCGTAGTTTGATTGCGCGCGCAATCACCGAAAATGGGATGGGGCCGGGCGACGGGCGCCGGGGCGCTGCGGTCCGGCCCTGCAGGAGATGGGACGATGAACAAGAGCAAACTCGGCTACATCGGCGGGGCGCTGCTGGTGGTGATCGTGCTGGTGTTCGGCTGGCTGGGGGTGAAGCTGCCGGCGCCGCCCATGCCGGATCCGCTCGACGCGGAGTCGCGGGGGTTGTACGCGACGCTGTGCTACAAGCCCGAGGGCGGCGCGTCGTTCGAGTGTGATTCGGGCGGGTCGTACAACGTGAACACCGGGGCGGCGCTGGTGGTGGATTCGGGCGGCACGTTGACCGCCTCGCCGGGCGCGACGGTGAGCCTGGGCAACCTCAAGCTGACGGCGGCGGACATCACGCCGACGGCGGGGCAGACGATCACGCCGGCCTATGGGATGTATGTGGTCAACAGTTCGGGGGCGGTGAGCATGACGCTGGCCGCACCCGCCGCGGCGGGACAGATCCTCTATCTCTATGGGGACGACGCCAACACGGTGACAGTGAACGATACGAACATCCGCTCGACCGACGGCAACGCGGTGACGTTCGGGCAGTATGACCTGGTTGAGTTCGTTTCGTCGGCGACGGAGTGGATCCACCTGGCGAAGTCGGCGAATCAATGAGGGTGGGCGGCCATCTGGCCGCCCTTATGCAGGTTGATATGGTCTTCGGCTCAGTTTTCCCAAGCATTCTGCGACCGGCGTTTGATGCGGGCGGCGGTTTTTTCGCGCCGTCCAATCTGAATGGCACGCTCGCCTTCGGGCCGCAGATCACCCTCACGTGGACGGACAACGCCAATAACGAGTCCGGGTTCGTCATCCAGCGGGCGACAAACGGCGTGAACTTCACCCAGATCGGCACGGTCGCCGCAAACGTCACCACGTACCTGGACACGACGGGGGCCGCGAATACGACCTACACCTATCGGGTCGCGGCGACGAACTTCTTCGGGACGTCGGCCTGGTCGAACACCTTCCAGCAGGTCGTGCCGGCTGCGCCGAACGCGCCGACAACCTTGGCTCTGTTGCCGCAGTACTTCGGGTTCATCCGTGTCGTCTGGAGGGACAACGCCACGAACGAGACCGGGTTTAGCATCGAACGGTCCACCAACGGCGGTGCGTTCAGCCAGATCGGCACGCGCGCAGCCTTTGCTGGCACCGGCCCCAACATCTACTGGGATGATACGACGGTCCAGGCGGGGAACACGTACACGTACCGGGTGGCGGCCGTCAACGCAGCCGTAAGGTCCGCCTACTCGAACACGGCCAGCTTCGCAGTGCCGACCGTGCCGGGCAAGCCGACGATCACCAACGTGACGACCGCGCTCAATGGCACGAATGAAAATGCGACGGTGACCTGGCTGGACAACGCTACCAACGAGGTTCAGTACATTGTCTATCGCAGCGCGGCCGGCGGTGTAAACTACTACCCGTTGGGCACTGCCGTGGTGGCAGCCAACACGACGCAATACACGTTCACAGCCATTCCGCGGCAGGTCTGGTATTTCCGCGTCGTTGCGCGAAACATGACCGCGGATACGCCGTCCGACATCTGGGGGCCAGTGGCAGCGCCGTAACACCGGCTTTGCGTACCGTTTCGGGGGTGAGCGCACCTTCTCGCCCCCGAAACACGGTCAAGAGAAGAGGAGTATTCAGTTGCATACAGACTGGCGAACGGCTGCGATCCTGGCGGTTGTCGCCGCCATGTTGTGGGGAGGACGGACGACGTCTGCACAGACAGCGCCTGCACAGACAGCGGTACCGCTGCGCCAGCCTCCGGCACGCACGGATATCCGTGATGCAGCCACGGTCGTCTTGTACAGTCAGCCGCCGCGCGCGAGCGGTGGACTCTTGCTGTCGTCATTGCGTGACCCCGGCGGCAGCGGCAGTGACCAGTGGGTCTGGGATGACTTCACGCTCGACGCGGCGCGGCCCGTCACCGAAATCCAGTGGCGCGGCGGCTACGATCCTATCCTGTTCGGCCTGGGCGGTCCGGTATTCGATTTCGAGATTGCCATTTATCCTTCGATCCCGGCCGGAACCGCGCCCGATGTCGCGCATCCGCCCCTGGTGCACTATCAAGTGGGAGGCAATGCCGGAGAGACGCCAGCCGAAGTGTTGGGCGGCGTGCAAACCTACGATTACCGTTTCAGCCTGCCGGTGCCATTTCAGCCGGCGCAATGCAAGTGGGGGTGTGACTATGGCTCTGACAGTTGATGAGATCGTGGTGGCGATCAACGCCAGCGGCGTGACGATTGAACAGTTGACGGCGCTGCTCTCGAAAAGTGCGATCATCGAGAGCAAAGAGGCGGAAATCGCCAGAAAACAGACTGAGCGGGACGCGGCGCTGGCCGTGTACGACGGCGAAATCCGGGCGTTGACTGTCGAACTCAACACGTTGCAGGCGCAGGCGCAACAGCAACTGTAGGCGGTGAGCCGTGGCGTACAAAGCCGAGACAGATACCAACGTCAACCTTGACATTTCGGCAGTGACCGAGATCGCCAGCTACACAGCGACAGCAACGCGCTTCGTCGTGGCGCGTGTCCTGCTCGATCAGGTGGCTGGCAACGGCGATTACGTCATCTACGCCACGTTGCAGGTCGGCGGTTCCGGCTCGGCCTATCGCATCCTGCCACAGACGACCGGCTCGGCTGCGAGTGACCTGACGGCTATTGGGTTCGTGAGCATCGGCATCCCGGTGGACAACACCGATGTCGTCAAAATCTATGTTGACGGTCTCGCCGGAGACACCGCAACGCCGGACACACGGGTGGACTGGTATGTCTACGACTACCTGCGGCCCACTGTCACCGGGCGCACGCTGGATGTGGCGGCAGACGGCAATCTCGGTGATGCCCGGCTGGCGTACCTGGACGCGGCTGTGAGCAGCCGGCAGGCGGCGAGCAGCGGGGCGTCGAGCAAAGTCTACACGGTGACGGTGGATGGGCTGCCGGCGGCTGGGGTGTATTGCCGGATGACCTCGGATATTTCGGGGTCGGTGAACGTGGACGCGGGCACGTCGGACAGTTCCGGGAACGTGACGTTCCACCATGACCTGGCGGCCGGAACGACGGTCTACATCTGGCGCTCGAAAACCGGCGTCGAATTCAGCGACCCGGATACGGAGACGATCTGATGAGCGATTGGGCGGGGACCGGCACGACGATCACAGAGTCAGCGACGCGCTACGCGACGGTGGCGGAGTTCAAGGCGTGGATCGGCATCCCCGTCGCCGATACGACCGACGATGCGCTGATCAATGAGGTACTGGATGAGTCCAGCCGGCAAATTGACGATGACTTGGGGCGGAAGCTCTATCAGTCGGCTGTCGGTGTGGTGCGGTACTACACGGCAAAAAGTGACTCCCGCCTGCTAATCGACGATCTTGTAACCCTTACGGAGCTGGCGACGGACGGCAATAGCGATCGGACGTATGCAACTGTGTGGGCCGCGTCCGATTATGATCTGGAGCCATTCAACGCAGCGACTGACAGTATGCCGTATGAGTTGATTGCGGTCGCACCGATAGGACGCTATGCGTTTCCGGTTGGATTGGCTAAGGGCATTCGGATTACAGGTACATGGGGATGGCCGGAAATTCCGATTGTTGTGCGACGGAAGTGCGTGCTCAAAGCGGCATGGATATTCAAGCGGAAAGATTCACCGGTTGGGGTAATGGGCAGCGCCGACATGGGGTTGGTGAGGGTCGCGCGGTGGGACAGCGATTACGAGAAATTTGCGCAGGTGCATAGACGGGCGGTGGTGAGCTGATGGAAATCACGGTGACGACATCCGGGATTGACGAGGCGCTGAAGCGGCTCGATCCGAAACAGGCGGAGATCGCCCTGATCCTCTGGTATGAGCGCGGCTCAAAATTAGTCCAGAGCGAGGTGCGCAGCCGGGCCAAGCCGTCGCTGCGCGGGAAAGTCTCTGTCCTGACCGACGGGCGGCGGCCGCCGCAGTGGGCGCGCGTCTACGTGAAAAGCCCGATCGCTCACCTCCTGGAAGGCGGCACGGGAAAACTAGGATCGCCGGATTTCAACCATAACGAGGGCTATTTCCCCTCGTGGACTGGGATCGCCAAACAAATGGGAGTTGGTCCCAAATCCGCATTCGTGATCGCCCGATTTATCTATGAGCGCGGCGGCAACCGGCCACAGCCGTTCGTCAAACCGGCGTTCAACGCGGTACGCAACAACCTGGTGAAAATCGCCCAGGACGCGGCGGATGAGGCTTTCAAATGACGACGATGACGACGCTGGTCGAACTGTGCCAGGCCGTGCAGGATGTAGTGGGGGCGATCTCCGGCATCCGGGTGGCGCCCGACGTGCCGCCGGAACAGGGGGCCGGGTCGGGCGTGGCGGCGTTCTGCTATCCGGGCACGGGGCAGTTCGAGTTGCTGACCCAGGGCCGGGAACAGGGCACGCACACGCTGCACCTGATCATCCTGACGCCACGGGCGAACCTGCGCACGGATTGGGCGCGTGTGATCGGCCTCGGGGACACGGTTGCCAGGGCGTTGCTGAGCGACATGACGCTGAGCGGCAAGGCGCAGATCATCCGTCCCCTGCGCTACACCTATGGACAATTGCAGTGGGGCGGACAGGAAGAATTCGGCTGGCTGTTCGAGGTGGACGTGATCGCCACCGGCGGCCTGAGTTGAGGAGGTAACTATGGCGCACCAGGAGGCCACGGGGTTGAACGTGGCAGTGACCTACGGCGGGGCGAGCATCCCGACCGGCTGGCAGAAGATCACGATCGCTGAAAAGGGCAAGCCTCTGCGCGAGCAGATCGACAAAACCCATGCGGGCGACGCCGCCTATGCCTTCATGGACGATCCGTTGGGCGGCAAGGGCAGCGCGAGCTGCACGGTGAGCATCGAGGGGCTGCTGAGCGTGACGGATCACCAGGAAACCGGGCTGCTGAGCAAGAGCATCGACGCTGAGGACTCGCTGGTAGTTTCGTTCGGGTCAGGTAAGGATAAGTTCACCCTGACCGACGCCGCGTTCAAGTCGCACGATGCCGGCGGTGCGTTCGCGGCCGTGCAGCCGTTCAAGGCAACGTTCAGCAACCCGGCCAGCGCGGGCGCCTGGTCCACGGCCGCATAGGAGGACGCGATGGCGCAGACTGAGTTTTTCGGCACGACCTACACGGTTGTGCACGGCACCTACACCCTGGAAGGCATCCTGGATGCCAACGTCGCCCAGCAGGGCGGCCCCGAGCCGGAG